TTTAACTGCTCCTGCAAAGTATCAATGTCCGTCTCATTGATATTGGCATCGGTCAAGTACATGATATAGCCTGCATGCGAGCCGTTGCGGTAATAGCGCAAGCGGAATTTGGTCGCCGCCTCATTAAGTAGCGCCGATTGAATGGCAGGCAACCATTCCGGTACGCCGTAAATCTCCTGATTCACGTCCGGCTCGAATAAATGAAAAATACTCCCTTTGGGGAAATCGTGAATGGCGTAACCGCTGAAAAAATCGCGGTCGCGCACGATGAATCGGTAACGGTTGTTGCGGCTGCGGCGGGTGAATTTTGCCGGGGAATGGCGCAACGCCAACAATTTGCCGCTGCGCGCATACGACCGCTCAAGATAGGCATTGCCAAACCACAAATAATCCATAATCAGCTTTGAAAACTCCTGCCGTGATAATAGCGGGTGCGGCTGATAGCAGCTGGTCAGGATATTGGCTTTGGCCTGCAAAGCGCTGCGGATATACAGCAAGGAATAATAATATTTGGCGTGCGCATCAATCGAAAACGGCAATTCGTAATACTCGCCGTTAAAAGCGCATTCAAGGTATTGCAATAGCATTACGCCGGTTACTTCGATTTCCTCACCCGCCCATTGAAACGAAAACATACGCTGCGCTTCAGTGTTTTTTTCTTTTTTGCCTTTGAACATTAAAACTCCCAAAATTAAAAAATACGGGCAAAACCGCGTTTGCCGGAGAAGCCGGCCTCATCAATAGTACCGAGTGGATCGTTGATGAGCGCGTGCATTGTCGCCCATGCCAAATCAGCATGGCCGGTGGCCGCAGTACGGTTTGCCTTGTAAGTAACCTGCCGCCCGCTGCCCGTCTGCGCCTGATGGATGGTCAAAAAGGCGTGGGCGATGTCCGTCCATCCGGCGTCCCATTGCAGGCGTCCGTGGTGAATGAGTTGCTTCGCCTTCAGTACCATTTCATTCTTGGCTTCGACCGTGTAAATGATTTTCTTGGCGCGCGGATAAAATTGGCGCACCAAATCATAAACGGCCTGCCCGATACCGGTGGCATCAATGGCGATATTGGCCACGTTGTAAATGCTACAAAATTCGCGAATCTTCTGCGCCTGCCCGTCAAAATCCAGCCCGTTGAAACTCTGCTTATCGACAATGCGGAAAATCCCGCCCTCGACCCGTGGCGGTGCGATAACCACCAAAGAGGCATCATCCTGCGATCGGCTGGGGTCGTAACCAATCCACACCGGCGCGTCATCGAGCGGGCGAGCAGCAAGCGGGGTGTAGTCCTTCCACAGCGTCCACGCATCAACCATGCAGCGCTGCAATTCCGCCATCTTGAAGATGCTGTCCGTGTCATTGACGAATTGGCACATGAGCAAGTTTTCAAACTGCCCCGGCGGGAATTTAATGCGCAGTTTTTCCATCGTTACCAAGTCGAATCCGCTGTTAATAGCGTCTTCAATGGTAATTACTTGGCGGAAATATCCGTCCTCGCATAACCTCCCATCCTTGAGTGCCTTATGCGACACGTCCAAATCAATGTGTTCGGATTTTGGGCGACCTTTGTTAAATTCCGCGCCCGTCCATAACGGATAGGCCTCATGCGTCACAGTTGATGGCGTGGAAAAATAGGTAATGCGGCGGTCATCGTGAACCGTCATCCCGGAAGCGACATGTTGGATTTTCTTGAATTGCGGAATCCAGAAATATTCGTCAATGTACAAATCGCCGGAATACGATTGCGCTGTATTGGAATTGGTGCCGAGAAAATACAGGGTGGTACTGGGCGACAGCTTGATATGCTCGCCCTTGAGCTGCACCCCTAACACCTCATCAACGAATGCAATAATATTGCTGCGGAAAATATGCGCCTGACTTTTGGACGCAGAAATGAAGATTTGATTTTTCCCCGTTTCCAGTGCAGTCAATAATGCTTCCTGCGCGAAATAATATGTTGCGCCAATTTGGCGGCTTTTGACGTATTGCCGCATCTCATACTTTTTCGAGTGCTCGTACCACGCCATTTGATGCGGATACATCCGCTCCCGAAATGCCCGCTTTAATTCAGCAACCATATCGGCATCGATCTTGCCAGAATTGCCACGCTCCTTCGCTTTTCGCCGTTTCCCCTCATTGCGGTTGCGCACATTGGGATTCAGGTCGGCCTCATTGCCGCCGTCCTGATAACGACCAATCCGTGCCGTCCGTTCGAGGATTTTGGCGAGTTTGTCCATTTCGTTGTAGTCCTTCTCGGACTTGTCGTCTTTGGCGACGAGGACGGCGAGGCGCACGTCGATTTGCTCCTCAATACGGCGAGCGATGGGCGCCCTGTCCCAGCCTTCGCGCGTTTTCCACGAGCGCACGGTGGTATCGGGGATACCCATTAGACGGGCGATTTCCGCACAAGTAAAACCCCGCCAGAATAAAAGGCGGGCATTTTTTTCAGGGGATAAATCAGGATGAAGCAAAGTAGTCATGCCGCGCATGATGGACAGGCGCGCACGCGGGCAAAAGAGCATTATTTCCACAATCCCGCATTGTGGAAACGCGCCGATTGAGTGCAAGAGCAAAGACGACAACAATCGTGCCACCGAATCACCAGCCCCGGAGCATCTCTTGAAATACCACATTGTCGCCACCGAAGGCGCAACTATCGACGGCCGCCATATCAGCGGCGAACACCTCGAACAAATGGCGAAAAATTATGACCCCGCCAAATACACCGCGCGCATTTGGCTCGAACATTACCGCAGCCTCTTGCCGGATGGTGCCTTTGCTGCATTGGGTGATGTTACCGCGCTCAAAACGGAAAAGAATGCGGAAGGGAAAACCATCCTCCTTGCCACCATCAACCCGACCCCGGAATTGGTCAAAATTAACCAATCCGGGCAAAAAGTCTTCACCTCGGTTGAAATCAATCCAAAATTTGCCGATACCGGCGAGGCCTATTTGGTCGGTTTGGGTGTCACTGACAGTCCGGCAAGCCTCGGCACTAGCCGCCTGTCTTTCAGCATCCGAAAAGAGCCGGAACATTTATTTTCCAATTATTGCCCGGCCGATTTAAGCGACGAAGAAAAGCCCTCCCCCGGCATTATGGAAAAAATCAAAGCGATATTTTCCAAACAGGAAAACGCGGAGAAAGACAACGGCAAACGATTTGCCGGAATTGAAGACGCCATTACTACCGTTGCCAATGAATACAGCGCAGGTAAACAATCATTGCAGGGTGATATTGATACGCTGAAAGCGCAGTTTGGCGAATTACAAAGGCAATTTACCGAGCTGAAACAGGCGATGGATGCCACTCCGGCCAATCTGCCAGAACCGGCACAATTATTTACCGCCCCGCGCCCTATTGCCAATGGCACGACCGACATCCAAACCGATTGCTAAGGATTAAAAATGCACAAGCAAACCCGCGACCATCTCAATAAATTCTTGCATCGCATCGCAGAATTAAACCATGTTCCCGACGCCACGCAGAAATTCAATGTTGAACCATCCGTTGAACAAAAGCTGCTGGAGAAAATTCAGGAAACCAGCCCCTTCCTGACGCTGATTAACAACATTACCGTTGACCAGCAAGAAGGCGAAAAAGTCTATATTGGTGTGAATAGCACCATTGCCGGGCGAACCGATACCAGTGGCAATGCCGAGCGGCAAACGCGCGACGTCAAAACCTTGTCCAATGACAAATACCGTTGCGAGCAAACCAACTTCGATACGCATATTCGCTACAACACCCTCGACAGTTGGCGCCACCGTCCCGAATTTCAGTCATTGCTGCGCCTGGCGACCAGCAAACAGATTGCGCGCGACCGTTTGATGATTGGTTTTAACGGCACATCCGTTGCTGCCGACACCAATCGCACCACCAACCCGAAACTGCAAGATGTCAATATCGGTTGGTTGCAACAATTACGCGCACACAAAACAAGCGCGGTAATGACCGGCAAAAAAATCGGTAACCTCAACGACAACGACTACAAAAATATCGACGCTGCCGTTTATGACGCGGCGCATGAATTGATTGAGCCGTGGTATCACGATGACGAGTTGATTGTGATTGCCGGACGCAAATTGCTGACCGACAAATACCTGCATTTGATTGGCGACAACGATAAACCGACCGAGCGCCGCGCACTGGAAAGTTTAATGGTCAGCCAATTATTCGGCGGCCTGAAAACCATCGCGGTGCCATTCTTCCCTGAAGACGCGTTCATGATTACGCCGCTGTCGAATCTCTCTATTTATACGCAAGCAGGTTCGACGCGCCTGTATTACCTCGACAATCCGAAAAAAGACCGCATCGAAGAATACCGCAGCATGAATGAATGCTACGTCATCGAAGATTACGATGCCTGCTGTCTGGTGGAAGGTATCAAAGTACCGAAAGCCGACGGCTCTGGCTGGGAGTAAAACATGGCAAGCCCTGCACGATTGCACAAACAGCGCGAAGAAGCCCGCCGCGCCGCCGAACGTGCCGCCACCGAAGAAACCCCGGTGCGCGGCCGCGCGCATGAACTGGCGCTGGCGCGACTGGCGCACGACAAGC